GGTTGGTATGACTGTTCACCTTCACGATCACATCGAGGTTCTAGCCAGCGACCCAAACGGGGCTGATCCCATTGCTCTACTGGTCTGGGTTGGCGTGTCTGCTGGCCTCTGTTATGGGGTGAGCCAATGGAAGCGGTAATCAAGTGCTCCTGGTGTGAAGCCGTGAGCAAAGAAAGCGACCTAGTGACCAACGAGGACGGCGAAGAGTTCTGCCCTGCCTGTGGTCGTAGCGGTTGCCTGATGGATAAGGGCGTGGCTCGTCCTACGGCTAGTAGAGACCTCTGCCCCTGTGGTAGCGGGCTGGATAGGTGGGTCTATGGCTGTCCTGATTCCCAGCGTGCTGATGACTCCTGCCCTCTGGAGTGTGTCGAGTGCTGTGGAGATGATGACCACTAGCAACTAGCAACAACAAGGAAGCCCGCTGGCCTGTGTGCTGGCGGGTTTTTTTGTGCTCTGTTTCAGGTGCCCAGATGGTCAAGGCTCCTCAACCGTCCACCCCCCCACCTATTAAATCGGTCTTACGTTATCTAGAATGGTTCCAGTTAAGGTTCTGACCCGGTGTGTGCCGAGGCGGGTGCGTATTTTTTGGGTAGGGATACAAGCTACGGTGAACTGTCATTCTCTCCAAAGTGCAGTAATTACAAGGATCCTGTTATATATTAAATAATTACTTACATTTGCGGGGTAATCTTTTCAGATCATTCTGAAGCACTATATTTTTTCTTTTAGAGCTTTCATTTCTTCTTTCAAAACTACTCTAAAAAGTACTATCACTGGGTGTCAGGCCAAAAGCTAATAGGTGTACTCTTCGAGTACTGTTTTAGTTATAACTCTCCCCGTACTACCTAGCCTAAAAAAGAAACTTACTTCTTACATTTAGACGACAATCCAACCCGTCAAGAACGCGAGGCTTATCCTGTACGCTTAAAGTGCTTGGATCATTCACCCGTGAATATAGCTTGTTACTTCACAGGTGCGCGTTCGACCGAATCCTGCTCTAACCAGGTAACTACGGCGAGTATCAACTAAGACTCACACTCCGCGGCGACTTTCACGCACGACCACTCTCGTCGGTGGTATGTCCAGTGTACACCATAGATCTACCCCTTGGCGTTACTTTCTTTGTGAAGTTTTGCACAAGCCGGTAATGGTGTTTGACAGGTGTATACAAGGTGTGTATAGTTAGTCATAGCGGTTCACTGACGTTCGTTGGTGCCGTAATTAGAAACTTCCGAATAGTCACTAAATGGCAACAAGGTCCGGCACCGTAGGGATATGGGGTCGGGCTTTTTGCTTTGTGGTATTATTTAACTATGTGTACTACTTGCGGCTGTGGCCAGCCATTTAACAAACACGGTGAGAAAGACATACAGGAAGCTAACCGTAAATACGCCGATCTTAAACTAAAGTTCGAGGCTATTAAAGATAAGGTCAAGAAGAAGAAGTAATGGCCGAATCTGAAGCCGCGCCGAAATCACCGTTGGAAGCATTTGCTGACACCCTTTTTGCGCAGTTACGTGAAGCAGATAAGGCTGTAGCTGAAGCCCAGGTCCAACGAGAAGAGATTATGGCCCTCTATAACCAAGTTATCTCTAAACTACTAGACGATTAATATTTTGCACCTTGGTGCTTTTTTTCTAAAATTTTTTTGATTTTTCCCGTTACAACTAATAATTGCTGTATACTAAAACTATGAACATTAAAACTATTGCACCACACATTACATCTGCCCTTGCTGGACTTGGAGCTGTTCTCGCCATTGTGCACCCAGGGTTTCAGATACCAACAGTAACTCAGTCAATCGCAACTACGTTGTGTGTATCGGTAGCTGGAGCAATCCAGGCCTTTCACTTGATCTCACACCGTTCTTTGGTTGCTAACATCGCTGCCGCAGAACAGTACGCTATTCACACTGCTGCTCTTGCTACTCAGCCACCAGCGACACCAGCGACACCAACAGCACCACAAAGCTAATGCCTGAAGGGGACGAGCTTCAGCGATCGTTGAAGCATTGGTTAGAGACTAACCTTGCGTCCTTTCTTACTAAAGTCAGAAATGAATTGACTGAAGAAGTTGAATGGCAAATGCCTATTGTTGAAGACTATGTACTTGTCATTGGTGTAAAAGACTTTAAGGACGGTGGCAACGCGGTGTTTGCAATAACTGATGCTAATGCTGCTTCGTACCGGATCCAGGGTCTTCTTCAAGCCGCGATGGATTAAATGGCTGTATCAGCAACACAACGTAAAAAATACTTTGAGGCGCGTAGCGCAGGGTTTTCTATTGCCCAGTCTGCACAAAAGGCTAAGTTCTCAGAGGCAACTGCGTATCGTGTTGAGAAGGCTGCTCAGAATCTACGTATTAAAGATGACGTGGACTCATCGGCACGTGACTACCGTGAACTAAAGGTAGAAGCCAAGCTCGAAGGTCCGAAGTCCTATGACCAATTAAATGATGACGCTAAGCGTGCATTAGATGACTTTGGGTATTTCCGTCAGCGATACTTTGGTCGTATTTCTACACCATGGCAGGAAGAGGCGGGAACGTCGCTATCTGTCTTACTAGAGTCACCAGAAAAAGAATACGTGGTTATGAACATGCCACCTGGTTCTGGTAAGACAACGTTGCTGCACGACTTAACGTGCTGGATCATTTGCCGCAACAGATCTATTCGTTTGCTGACGGGTAGTGCGACTATGAGCCTTGCCAAGCGAAACTTGATGCGTGTGCGTCGATCGCTAGAACGTGTGATCCCTGAAGTGGCTGATGACACTCTACGTGCGCGTGGACTGGCTATTGATGCCGAAACAACTATGGCACTTGACTTTGGCCGCTTTAAGCCGCTGGATAAAGAACTTTGGACTAACGAAGCGTTTATTGTTATGCAGCCAGAAGAGAACGGTGCTATCTCAGAAAAGGAGCCAACACTAAGTGCTTACGGTATGGACTCTGGTTTTATTGGTGGTCGTTTTGATGGCTGCTTTTGGGACGACCTCGTAGACCCTCGTAAGGTTCGTAGTGCAGAACAACGTGAAGCTATGGAAGACTGGTGGCAAGACGTAGCAGAATCTCGACTTGAGCCTTCCGGTATGCTAGTGTTACTCGGACAACGTTTAGCACCTGACGATCTGTATCGTTTCAGCCTAGACATGATGCAACCACTAGAGGACGATGAAGATGCTGATGCCATTGATGGACTTTCTGAAGAAGAACTTGCGGGACTACGAAGAGATAAAAAATATAAACACCTTATCTACAAGGCCCACTACGAAGAGAAATGCAATGCTGAGTTCCACAAGAGATCAGCGGAACCTTACCCGATAGGGTGCCTTCTTGATCCACGTCGACTTTCATGGCGTGATATATCAAACCTTATGTCTAACCGCGGAGAACGCTTTGCCGTGGTGTACCAACAAGAAGACCTTGCCATGGACGAAGTGCTTGTCCAGAAGGAATGGGTTTATGGTGGTGGCGACAGTATTGGCTGTATAGATAAAGATCGTGACCGTTGGGAGATCCCGCCAGGGCTTAGTTCCAGGGATTGCTTTGTAATTGCTACGGCTGACCCTAGTCCGACAATGTACTGGTCCGTCCAGTGTTGGCTCTATCACCCTGAGTCTGAACAACGCTTCTTGCTAGACCTAGTTCGTCAAAAGATGGAAGCCCCAGAGTTCTTGGACTATGACTTTAACCAAGGTAAATACGTTGGAATTATGGAAGAATGGCAGCACTTGAGCGAAGGTTTAGGGTTTCCAATTCAATACTGGATTGTGGAAGAAAACGCTGCTCAGCGATTTATGTTGCAGTATGACGCTGTAAAGAAGTGGCGACAGATCCGTGGTGTGGAGATTATCGGACACAACACAAACCGTAATAAGGCTGATGCCGAGCTAGGTGTTACGACGATTTCCCAACATTATCGATTTGGTCGTGTAAGATTGATGGGTAAGGGTGAAGGAAAAGTTCGCTCGATGAAACTGATTGACGAAGTGACCAGGTACCCTCACGGGCGTACCGATGACTGCGTTATGGCTCAGTGGTTCTTCGAGTGGAATCTCCCAAACCTTTACGCGCCTAAAACTCAGTCCGTAAAAGCGTGGCGACCAAACTGGGTGAAAAACACAGCCCTATCTAACATGAGGTAATAAATGGCTCTCTCCTTCGATAACGACAAAGCTAGTGGGCAGATTGTCGCCATGTATCAGGAGAGGCGTAAAGACCGAGCAGGGATCTTTAACCGCATGGACGAGATCCGTCGTCACTACAACGGTGATGTTATGGTTCCGCTTCCTGAACTTGATGAGTCTGAACGACCAGCTATTCCTAACCTAATTGCCCAAGGTATTGACCAGTTTGCTACACGCGTGGCTTCTGTAATGCCTAGCATCTACTACCCGTCACTTCGCCCTGGTATCCAGACTTCTGACAACAAAGCACGCGATCGTCGCCTAGCTAACCTTGGTTGGTGGGACATGAACCGTATGACTACAAAGGTTCGTCGCCGCGCCCGTCACTTAACTGCTTATGGTATGAGTGCCGTATCTCTTTCTCCTGTATCGCTCGATCCTGCTGACAAGCGTGAAATACCACACTGGCGCGTACGTAACCCACTTTCTACCTACCCATCGCCAATGGTTGACCCAGACTCAATGGAGCCAAGCGACTGTATCTTTTCTGACCACCGACCTCTTGGTTGGCTAAAGGCAAACTACCCTGCTCAAATGAGCGTCCTTTACAAGGGTGACGCTAGTGACTCTGACATGTTTACTATCTTGGAATACTTAGACGCAGCTGAGAGTGTTCTCATTGTTGTTGGTAAGGATCGCAAGAAGGGCCAGTACCACGAAGCAGCACAAGGCGTAGCAAGTAGCCAGTTGCTTTCTCGTCTGCCTAACCGTTCGGAAGTTTGCCCTGTTGTTATTGCTGGTCGTATTACACTTGACCGTCTTCAGGGCCAGTTTGACCAGATGCTTGGTATGTACCAGCGTGAAGCTAAGTTAGACGCACTCAACACTATTGCAGTATTTCGCAACGTATTCCCAGACGAATGGGTTGTATCTCCTGCTAATGCTCCTACTAGCCCACGCATCATTCAAGAAGCTGACGGAAAGATGGGTATCCGAGGAATCCTAGACAAGGGACAGATCCAGATCGTTCACCCACAGCAGACACAGGACGCTCCGATGGCTCTTGACCGTCTTGAGCGTGCACAGCGTCTTACCGCCGGTATCCCTGCTGAGTTCGGTGGAGAATCCGGTTCTAACATTCGTACTGCTCGTCGTGGTGCTTCAGTTATGTCTGCTTCAGTTGACATGCCACTTCAGGAATACCAGGAGATCTTCGCAACGTCGATGGAATTGGAAAACTCACGCGCAGTTGCTATTATGAAGTCATACTATGGAAACAAGCCAAGTATGTTCTTTTTTGGATCGGACGGGGAAATTGCGCGACCAGACTACACACCAAACGAAACATTCGAAACGAACCTTTCGTATGTTAAGTACTCGATGCCTGGCTCTGATGCGAATGGTATGGTGGTCCAGGTTGGTCAGCTTGTCGGAACGGGAGTAATGTCTACTCAGACCGCTATGGAAACACTGCCAATGATAGAAGACCCTATCCGTGAGCGTGACCAGGTTGAGATCGAAGGACTCCGCAAAGCTATGCTTCAGGGACTAGAGCAACAGGCTATTCAAGGCCAGCTCGACCCTAATACGTTATCTCGTATCATTAAGGCTAAGGCTGGTCGACATGTTACTCTTGAAGATGCAGTTTCTCAGGTACATGACGAAATGCAAAAAGAACAAGAAGCCAAAGCTCAGCAAATGCAGCAAGGTCAACAGTCTGCTGCTGAAATGCAGCCAGGTATGGGTGTCTCACCAGAGAACCCAATTCAGGGTGCACAGCCACCACAAGGCCCACCGCCACTCCAGCAACTTCTTGGCCAATTAGGTCAGGGTGGTGGACAAGCACCACAGGGTATGCCAGCAGGTATGCCACCACAAGGAGCACCAGAAGGTATGCCAGCAGGTATGCCAATGCCACAAGGAGTGTAGTAAATGCCCCGTACAGGTAAAGGCGGCTCACGCCAAGGTAGCGTAGGAGAAGCTTACGGTAACCGCACTGATCTAAATGGATCAATGCCGGTAACTGTAGCTAAGAACCAGGAATACGGCAAGGCAACAGAGCAACGTGCTGCGCAAAACGCTATACCTATGGGATCTACCCCTACTGCACCAGCAGCACAAGCACCGAGTCCCGCGCGAACACTTCTAGGTAACATGCCAAGTTCGCAAGGTCCAGTGGTTGCTCCAGGTAGCTCACCATTCCTTCACCCGACAAGTCGACCTGATGAGCCTATCCAGGCTGGTATCGCCTCTGGCCCTGGCCCTGGACCCGAAGCATTGGGTCAGCCACAAAATGCTGTATCTAGTGCGTTAAGCGGTTTGGCTGCTATGCCAGGTGCTTCGTTGGGGCTAATTGATCTAGCTGCTTCTGCTCGTCTTCTAGGACTCTAGTGGCTGGTCAGACACAAAGCCCATA